CTTCACACCCATCTTATCGTTATAGCCTCTAACGGTGTGTGGACTGTCACAGGCGGAACACAGGATTCGGGCTTCGATGCTACGAATTATAAGGTGAGCAAGATTTCAACCTTCGGCGGTGTCTCAGAGTCGTCAGTGATTGTAGCTGGTGACAACTGCTTCTTCTGGAGTGAGGACGGTATCTACGCTGTCAGTAAGAACCAGTACGGGGATATGGTGGTTGATTCAATCTCTCTCGGTACAATTCAATCTTACTACGATGGTATTGAAGCTACCTCTCGTGCCAAGGCATTCGGTCAATACGATCAGATTGCTAAGAAGCTTCGTTGGATTTTCAAGACAGGACACGCCTTCACTTCGGACTCAACTACTACTGAACTCATCTTCGATCTATCGCTTAAGGCGTGGACGAAGAATGCCATTATGAATCTGGCAGATAACAGTGTAGAGATAATGGGGGTATTTACTACTGCAAACTTCACACATTCCTTCACAGACGATATTGTATTCTCCGGTACTGACAATGTCTTAGTGAACACAGATCAGGTAGTTATTCCAGCACTTCAGCTTGCCAACTCTGTACAGAGCTTGAGATATCTCGCTGTGAACATTGTTGCCGGCATTCCCTATTTCACCGTTGCCTATTACAACGAATCCACTTGGAAAGATTGGATTAGTAAGGACGGGGTTGGAGTGGATGCTTTTGCATTCTGTCTGACTGGAGATTCTACATTTGGGGATAGTGGAGCAGAGAAGCAGACTCCTTATATCATTATGCATTTTAATAGAACGGAAGAAGGTGTTAATGCAGACCTTACCCCTGCGCACCAATCTAGTTGCCTCATGCGGGCACAATGGTCTTTCGCTAATAACGTAGTGAGTAATAAGTGGAGTCCGTTAACCCAAGCGTATCGTTATCGGAAGGTGAGGTTCTCAGAGAACATCGCTGATACATACGATACCGGATTTGAAGTGATTACAACCAAGAGCAAGCTTAGAGGCAGAGGCAAGGCATTCGCCCTCTACTTTGAAACCGAACCCGGTAAAGACTTGCAGATTCTTGGCTGGAATCTCACCCTTAATGGAAACCAAATAACATGATTGATATTAAAGAACTCCCGGTTATGCCTACCATCAAAGGCTTGGAAGATTTGTTTGAACAGCATTGGGACGAGGTATATAACGGAAGCAACCCATTCCCGCCTAAACCAGATTATGAGATGTACGATAAGATGGAACAAGCAGGGATGTGCTTTGGTTTGTTTGCATATTACGAAGATATTATTGTAGGGTACAGTGTTAATTACATTGCGCCTAATATGCATTCTCGGGGGTTCTTTACTTGTAACAATGATGTTCTTTACGTTGATCCATTGTTTAGGGACACTTCGCTAGGACTGAAACTTATGAAACAAACAGAGAAAGCTGGTAAGAATAAAGGAGCAAATCTAATGGTTTGGAACGCTCCCACCAATACCAGTTTAGTTAAAATCCTCCCTCGTATGGGGTATAAACCTATAGAGGTAGTAATGTGTAAGGAGCTTTAAATGCCAGCAGCAGCATTGGTTGTAGCGGCAGTTGCAGCGGTTGCATCTACAGCCGTTACTGTCGTATCCGGTAATAAGGCAAGAGCAGACCAACGGCACGCTCAGGATTTGCAAGAACAAGCCGCTAATGAACAGAAGGCACAGAATGCACAAGACAAAGCCGCAGCCGCAAGACAGCAATACCGAGAAGAGAGAGTTAGACGAGCACGTATTCTCCAGTCGTCTGAAGCAGGTGGGACAGAAGGTAGTTCAGGAGAATTGGGCGCTCTCGGAGGATTGGCTACGAATTATTCAACAGCATCAGGCAACCTGCAAGGTAAGTACGATCGAGGAGTTAGAGTCGGAGGACTTCTTTCAGAAGCGAATCAATCTATCTTCCAAGCTCAACAAACATTGGGAGCAGGGCAATCTCTAGCAGGTATCTTCTCTGCGGTAGGAACAGTAGCAGGCGCTGCCTATGGTGCTTCTAGTAAGAGCAAGATTCCGGGGACTACCCCACAAGAAACTTAATAAGGAAATATAAATGGCGGAAGATCTTTTTGGCGGTGAAGAGCAAGTAGCGGCTCCTATTAGTGACTTGGTTACGGTGAACCCTCTTCCCGTCACTCCGCTACCTATCCCGGCGACTCGTAATGCAGCAGTGACCACGGCGCTTGTAGCCGATCCGGGTAATGGTCAAGAGCATTACAACAATATGATGAACGAAGCGAATCAAGGGATTAGCACTACCCAAGACAGCCTTCGTACTAAAGCTCAGAACGATCAAAAGGCTTCTGACTTCCAAACTACGGCAAGCCTGTTGGCTGACCCTACGATTCCTTTCGACCAGAAGCAACAGATTGTTGCAGGCTTTTCTAAGAGCCGGTTCCTGAAGGACACAGGGGTATCTCTCCAAACCAACCTTATGTCTAAGGGCGGGGTTAATGAGACGGCTGATACGGAGCGTGCTCGTATCTCTACGGCTGATGCTCTGCATGAAATGGCAGACAGCCGTTCTAAGATTCAAACGATTGTTAACGGATTCAAAGAAACCGAAGAAAAGGACAGCGCTGCTACCAAGTTCTTTAATAGCGCAGCAGGATTGATTCCCTTCCGTAATCAAGTGGTGCAGTCAGGTGTCATGCTTGACTTGGCTAATCGGACGGGTATTGATTATAAATGGTGGGATACTTTCAAGACGTATGCAGGACCGGGTGGTGACATTCGTAAGCTCCAATCCCACGTAGCCTCTCTTCCTCCGGATAAGCAACTTGAGTTTGCTAAGGCATTGTCCGAGAGTGTTAATAACAAGAGCGGCTTCCTGTATGGCAATGACAACCACCAGTACGCCAATGAGTTTATGAACAAGGTGTTCAATGCCGAGAGTTATGGCAATGGCAGTCAGTTCCTAGATAACACGTTTGCTTTGATGGACTTGGCTTTCGTTGGTGGAATGGCAAAGGACGTAGCCCTTGCTGGCCGTAATATCAAAGCAGCCATTACTGGTGCCAAGGGTCCGCTGAATGATGCAGAAGCACAGATGTTTGCTCGTGCTAATGCCAACACTCCTAGCAATGTCCGTGTAGAACCTACAGGTTCCCCTAGCGGGGTACATAACGATATTCCGGAACCGGGATTCAATCCTAGTGCTGCTCCTAAAGAGAAGGCATTCAATCCGAATGCTCAAACCAAGCAAGCTGCTGATGATGTTAATTTCACGGAGAGCACTAACGGTAATTTCCATACGGAAGGCATGGGACCGGATAGACAGCTTCCTAATCCCACTCCTAAGCTCACGGCTCCTGTAGAACGTGAGGGAATGGCTACCCCTGCATTCAAACAACTTGGGGAGACTCAGGAACAAACCATTAAACGTATTAGCCTCCAATCCGCTACTCATGAGATTAACCCGGCTAGTCCGGCTGAGATTGCACAGAATAGCAATCCGGATACGGCACGAGCGATGCATGAGGCAATCGTTAAGGGTGGTGACGAAGTATCAGAAGCCTTCACTGGTGTCCATCAAACTCAGGCTGTTATCAATAACACAATGCCACAGGTGAGCGAGTCCGGTACGGTGTTCTCTCGGGTTAATGACATTGATCAAAACCTCCGTGTAGAGGCTCATGATCCTAAGCTCGTAGATTTGGTTAATGACACAAGCGTCAATGCTTTCACTCCGCAAGAAGCGGCTGCCCTTCGTGCTCGTGTAGTGAATGACTTCCAGAACAATAGCGGCATGGTGAACAATGATGCCATGACTAGCTTCAACCATAGCGGTGGCCGTACTTCCGTTAATGCAGTATATGAATTGCCAGCAGGTAGTTGGGCCGATCCGCAGCAAGCAATCGATCAAGCAGCCCATGCACTGCGTAGTTATGGAATCACTTCGGACGATATCCAACTTCTCCGTAAGGATGGGGTTAATCACGTTCCCGTTTCTATCGAGGAAGCTCGGGGTGTAGAAGGCGATTATAAGATTCAGGTTAAGGCCGATTTGGATTTGAATCCTTCGATGCTGTCTGATCGGGATACGCTGGATGTTAAGCGTAACTGGCTGGATCGTTTTGCCGGCACTCAATTCACGAATCGAGGGAGCGTTAACCGATATATCTTTGATGCAGCTTCTACTCTCCATAAAGCAATTACGGGGGCCGCAAGCATAGCAAAAGACTATGGGGCACGATTCGAAAAATACATGCTTGGCAAGGCGTCTGAATACAGCGACGCTTATTCAAAGCTGAGCAAAGGAAGTCAGGCCAAAATTGATGACTACGTTAGGGAAGCAAACCTTAAGGGTATTGCTTTTAATAAAGCTGATTTGGCTGCTCGGGGATTTAGTTCCGATGAAGTGGCTGTTGTTAGCAAGTGGAGAAACTTTTGGGACGATCACTACTATTTGGAAAATCTTGATGTCGTCCGTACTTTGAGGAGTCAGGGTTATGAACATTTCAAGAACGCCAATGCAGAACTTTATGCACGTCCAATCGGTAAAACTCCTAGCATCACTCGGTTCTATGATCCAGCTACCGATACTGTGCGAGGCTTTAACGCAGGTGAGTTGGATGATTTGTACAATAAGGGTGGGCATCTAAGCGCTCTCCGTCGTCCTACTTCCTTCGGCGGAGATACGGTGGAGCATATGATTGTTCGCCAAACTCCTACAGAATACAGCCGTGCCCTTCGGGATGCTGACCGTGTTCTGAATTATAAGGAAGGCTATTACACCATTACGTATAAGGCTGCAAAGTTTATTGACGAAGTGGATGCCACTGGTAAGCGTCTTCGTACTCTGGCAGTAGCAGGGGATACGAAGGAAGCTGAAGATTTTGCAGCACGTCACATGGCAAACAATCCGGGTGTCCTCACTCGTGTACGTAACGATACGAAGGGCTTGAGCGCTAACAGCGACGAAGCATGGGATATCAACAGTGCGGGTGGCCGTATCGCTCAAAGGCACCGTGGGCAGCTCCTAGAGGACGCCAGTGCCCCTAATCACCTTGGGGATATGAAGTATGTTGCCAACCCTGTAGAGAGCGCTGTACGGGCTGCTAAGAGCATTAGTGGACGTACTGTAATGCGTCCTATGTTGGAGAACGCTGCTGACCGTGCAATGCGTCAATATGAACGTGTGTTCCCTCGGGATAAGTTCGGTCAAGTTCGCTGGCCCACCAAGGCTTCTGAGATTCGGGCTTACGGTGAAACCACTAGCTCTGAAGTTGCTGATGCTCGTACCACTTGGGAATATCTCAACTATCTCCGTAGCGGATATATCAACTCGATGGACGATGGGTTTAAGGCTGTCTGGAATACGATTGCTGACAGTATTGGTACGCGTGGCTTTGCTAAGACTGAGCGTGCTGCTCGGGCTGTTGGAGAATTCGGTCCCACTACCTTTGTTCGTAGGCGTGTGAATGATTTGCTTATTGCTACGTCTCCTCTCCGTCAGTTGGTGGTTCAGAGTGCAGCAAGCTATCGAGCTATTACGTACAACCCGATTGACTATGCTAACGGAAAGGTTCCGAAGGATTTGTTTGACTTTCTTTCGGCACGATATTTCAACGGTGGCAAGCATACCGACTTCACGAAGTTCTTGGATGATAGCGGCTTGGTAGCGGCTGTGGAACATCACAACCTTACCTCGGCAACACTCACCAACTTGGCTGACTTGGCTAATCCTGCAACTAAGGCTTATCGCTATTCGCTGAATAAGCTTCGTACCATCGGCTTTGATGCTGGTGAGTCAATGAATATTGTCAACCACGCCTCTGCTGTATTCCGTCGTTATGAGCGTCTCGGTCGAGATGTTAATAGCCGGGATGTACGTGAGCAGATGATGGGAGAGATTCGAGCACTGACGTATAACATGAATTCCGCAGGAGACATGCCTTATAACCAAGGCACGGCCTCTGCCCTGTTTCAGTTTATGCAGATGCCCCACAAGGCTGCTCTGTTCTATACCAATCGACAGCTTGATACAGCTACTAAGCTTCGTATGGGTATTGGTGACATGCTCCTTTGGGGTACGGCTATCGATGCTCTGAGTAATGCTCTTAACTTCGATTTCCTTCCTCCGGACGACACGTTGGGTAATAAGCTGTTGCACGATGGGCTTATCTCCCTCGGCTATAACGGATTGCTTCAGCATCTATTCGAAGGCAGTCACGAAGCAGATTTCAGTAGCCTGTCCCCTTATGGCTTCGATGGCTGGAAGAAACTGTTCTTTGAAACCACTGGTGGTAAGGGTGTATTCGGAATGGTGGGGACGATGATTGCTAATAGTCCTGCTGGCTCTCTTGGTGGGAAGTTCGGTCAGGTCTATAAAGATATGGCGCGTCTGTGGTCACCGATGGAATATGACGATGCAGGTTCGTATGAGAAGTTTCAGTCTATCGTCTCTGACGTAGCTAAGCTCTCGTCCGGTTGGAGTAATGCTGCTAAGGCAAAGCTGATGATGGATGCTGGTAAGCGCCGTGACAAGTTTAATAATGTCGTTACGGATAACACCACCACTGGTGATGCTATTGCGCAAATGTTCGGATTTACGGATAGACAACAGGCAGAGAACTACGCTCTTGGTAAGAAGCTCTCCGGGGATATTGAAAGTAACAAGCAAGATGTTATGCAGGTATATAAGGATATAAAGCAATATTACGCAAGTAAATATGCTCAAGATAATGTTCCTGACTACCAGTATTTCACAGCAGTTACCGGAGCGGCAATGAAGGTGTACGAAGATGACCCGGCTGCTATGGCTATTATCCAGAAGCAAATTCATGCTGACATTTCTGGTCCGGATCAAGACTTGATGTACAAGATGTTTCAGTCGATGGGGATTAAGGGTGAGAATGATTTCGAAACGGAATTGGCTCGTGGCCCTTGGGACGAAGGGACGAAACAGAAGATGCGGCAAGCCTATGGATTCGCTAAGGATGCTCAGAAGGATTTGACTACGCTAACTAAAGGAAATAAATAATTATGGCCGACTTCGGTTCATCGGCTACGGACATTCAGGCCCCGCAAGACGCGGGGTCTAGTCCTGTAGTGACACAACGCAGCCCCATGATGCCTAATACTACCGGAGCTTCATTTGCTCAGTTGGGGGCTACGCTGGCTGTTGGTGTACAGAATTATATGGCTGAGCAACAGAAGCAAGCTCAGAACGCCATTGTAGGGGATTACGCACGTAAGCAAGCCGCTATTAACTCGGGAGTGGATCAAGGTTCGATTAGTCCTCAAGAGGCCCATGTACGTTCTAACGCCCTCGCTAATGAGAGTTTGGCTGCCTACCCTCAATTGGCAGAGCAGTTTGGTAAGGTGCATGGCAACTTCGTTTCTATGACTAGCCTTGGTGATACGGATAAGGCATACGATCAAAAGATTAAAGAGCAAGCTCAAGTGCGAGCTACGGAGAATGCTGAAGCACAGGCTCAAGGCTGGCATCTTCCTACGGACCCGAATGATCCTGCCCGTGATGTGATTATCAAAGCCACTACGGAAGCTAAGCGTGCTGAGTATCAGTTTGAACAGTTGCGCAAGAAGACGGAGTTTGAACGTACCACGAATACTTATAATCAAACTCAAGGTGATCGAGAAGAGAAGCGACAGAGCGAACAGCTTGTCAATCAAATCTTCACTTCCAATTGGGATGGACTTCATGCTCAGTTGTCGGTGCTTCGTAAGAAGGCAGACTCTGGAGAGATTCCGTGGGACCAAGCTCAGTTCCAAATGACTAAGCTTCTCGGAGATACGAAGGGTGTGCTTCAGAGCGCTACGATTCGTAATCCGGAATTGGCTGGTCCGTATAACAGCTTGATTGATAACTTGAGCACTATGTCAAAGAGTTATCTAGACCCGAATAAGAAAGCTGATGAACTCGATGCTACATATAAAGCTTCGATTACTCAGGGGAAGATTAGCGCTATTGCTGATCCTGAAGTACGTGCAGCAGCCGTAGCTTCGTCCCTCTTCGGTAATAACAACTCCATCCTTTCGGCTTTTAACGCTCAGGGTGTGGTGCGTACTGTTACTAAGCTTTCTAACACTACGGTGACTAATGGCAAAGCATCAGGCTATGTTCCAAATATCATTGGAGCGACAGAAGAAACGGATGTCTACAAGGCTCTCCGTGAGGGTGTGGATGGCATCAAAGCTGGGAAGAACTCTAAGCCGCAACAAGGCTGGCAGGAAGGTAGCAATACGGTTAATAACATTCTTACGCAGACCGGGCAACTTGTCGATTCTGGTAACGCTAAGATTCTTAAACCGGCTGCTGACTTCTTTGCATCTAGTCAGTTCCTTGAGCTTCAAAAGAACGGAGCACTTGACCCAGCATCGTTGCAAGCAGCGAAGAAGACTTTCCAAGTTGTATATGAACCGGCTGTGCGTCAATCGATTAGCACACAGCTTTCACAGAAGTTTCCGGACCAATCAGGCACTGGTGCAGGCCCCCAAACTTGGGACCAAGCTCTAGATGTGAAGATGGTTAATGGCGCTCCTACCTTCGTAGCTAAGGCTGGCTTGTCACCGGAAGCAACTAAAGTAGCCCAAGATCAAGTTAAGAATCTGTCGCAGTACCAGCAAGGTTTGAATACCGTGGTGCGCATCGGGGCACACATGGAGGGTACTAGCGATTATCAAAAATATTGGGAAGATAATAAATACGGCTTGTTGCCTCAACTCTATCCGGTTAAACCGGGCCAAGTGGTTAATGGCTTTAAGTGGAGTGGCAATGGTGATTGGCATGACAAGTCTACATGGAGCAAAGCAAGTGGCTGATACGACGACAACTGAAAGTCTCCCGGACGATGGTCCGTGGAGCAAGGGATGGAAGGAAGTATCTAAAGCTGCTGGTAACTTTGTACAGGATGTAAGCGACACCGTAGATTCAGTTAAGCAATCGGTGTCCTCAATCAAGATGCCGTGGGAGAGCAGCGCTTCTGAATTGGCTGCTCAGACGGCCAATGATAAGGCTCGTGTTGATGCAGCACAGAAGCTTGCTCCCATCCAGCAACAGAACGCTCCTATCCCCTTCTCTAGCCTCTTCCAACGTCTGGTTGGTACTGAGAGCAATGGGAAGCATACGGACGCCTCTGGGGGCCTCCTGACTAGTAACAAAGGGGCTCAAGGTATTACCCAAGTGGTTCCTAAGACTGCTCAGAATCCCGGCTTCGGAGTTACGCCTATCCAGAACGATAGCAAGGAAGAATACCTACGCTTCGGTAATGATTATCTACAAGCTTTGATTAAGAACTTCGGTGGGGATCAGAAGAAGGCTGTAGCAGCTTATAACGCTGGTCCGGGTGCTGTTGACCGAGCAGTAGCTAAGGCTGCTAAGAATGGTGGGGATTTCACTGCCTACCTTCCGGCGGAAACCCAGAAGTATGTGCAGAAGATATTGGGAAACGCACTAGCGGTAGTAACCGGATCGTCTAACGCGAACGCTGCCGCTGATTTCAACCCCTATCTGGCGAGCAATAAGACAGAGACTGGGAACACTTACGATGGCGGTAAGTGGAAAACCCAAACCAATGCCTACGGTGCTGCTGCTGTTGACATTATCAAGAAAGACTTCCCAGAGCACATCGATCAGATTAACACCAAGATTACGGCTGGCGATGCTTCTGCTGGTGCGGAAGCTTCTTACGGCGGCAGTCAAGGCGATGTAGTTAACATGGGCAAGGTTGGTGGCTCAGACACTACTTGGACGGATAAGAACGGCAAGCCTTCTAAGAGCAATAAACCTCTTGACTCCAATAAGACTAATGAGGTGTTGGCTACGATGTTGCATGAGGTACAGCACGCACGTATGGATGGTGTGAATTCTTTCAATGCCGGTATTGGACAAGACTGGAAGAAGATGTTGGACGATGCTGATAAGGCAAATTTCCCTAGCATCACTTCTGGACTAGCCGATCATAACGGGGATGCTCTTAATGAATTCCTCGCTACGGCTACAACGATTAAAGAGATGCAGCGTAAGGGATATGAGCCTACTGGCCGATATGCAGAGCCAGCTAAGCAGCTTCCGATTATGGAGAAGAAATACCCTTGGCTCAAGCAATATATTATCAACTATATCTATCCGGAAGCAGAAGCTTCAGCCTCTAACCGAGTAGACGTTCAGAAAGCAAGGAATAAGAAATAATGCCGAAGAAGGGACAGCTTAAAGCGGGAGCAAAAGCGGATTCTGTTAGACAGAGGTCTTATAACAGCCAACCTGCTCAGATTAAACGCCGTGCGGAGCGTAACGCAGCGAGAGCAAAAATGGTTAAGGCAGGCAAAGCCCATAAAGGCGATGGCCGTGACGTGGACCATAAAAATATGAATACTGCCAACAACTCTACTAGTAATTTGCAAGTGATTTCTGCGTCTAAGAATCGTGCTAAAAACAAGCACCATCTTAAAGGTAAATCTAAGTAAAGGAGGTGATCCTATATCTCGTCCACGGGCTACGTTAAGTCCGCCAACCCCAACTAGGAATGTCAATGTCTAAATCAAACAGTAGACAGGTGGAGTAATGGCTACATCCACCAAGGGCTTTTTTGGTATTAATGTTCACTTAGGCAGTGCAGCGTCTTCGTATTCAACTACGACAACCGCTCAGTATATTGCCTTGCTAAAGAACCTTGGTGCCACATCCATCCGTACAAACATAGCAAGCGCCGGTAAGGCAGATGCAGTATTCGATCAAATCAAAGCTATCACGGATGCAGGTATTGATGTAATAGTCGTTCTAGACCAAGCACCTAACCTAACAACTAGTTCTGCTTCAAACCAGACAGCAGGGGCTGCTAACGGCAATTCTATTGCTAGTAGGCTAGTAGGTAGTGGAGTTAAGAGAATTGAATGTAGTAATGAGTTTGACTTCAATACAAAGATTAACGGACTGAACCCTAGAGGCTTCACGGCTGACGGGGCTTCAGTGGATGACTTTGTAGATGCTAAGTTTGAATGTTGGAGAGGTTGGTTGCTCGGACAGGTTCCAGCAGTTAAGTCTTATGGATTCTCTGCGAGCTACGCATCTGGGAATGCTTTCCCACAGATTGCATTTAATATGATGCGGAAGGGTATGGACGTAACAGGAGCAATAACTAAGACTCCTGTACCTTTGGATAATTGGATTGGTTGCCACTTCTACGATACTCAGGGTAATCCTCTGAGCTTCACTGCAAGAAGCCGAACAGGTAATGCAGATATTGTGAACAGCCTAGCAGAGCTAAAAGCTCTTAGCCCTAGTCCTGATTTGTATATAACTGAATGGGGAGCTAAAACTCCAGACGCCTCTCAAGCTTCTTTCCTTTCAGCTAGATTGAAGGTGTTCTTTGATAATAGAGACCTATACAACATCAAAGGAACCTATTGGTATTGCTTGTACGCTGACTTAACAGACAGCGGTACTGGCTCTATCTTCGGTGTCAATCCGCTCAACTACGGCATGATTCAAGCCGATGGACAGACGTGGAAGGACGCAGCTAATTCATTTAAGGCATTCACAGCAGCTAATCAAAGCCTGCCAGAAGCGCCTCCACCAGTTCAACAAGGGAATGTGATTATGGCATACAACGCTCTTCCTCAATCGGCGTATGACGCCCTTGGGGCTATGGGATATACAGGCACGGTGCAGGATAGACAAGCAGCCTTCTGGAAGAATACTGCTGTGCAGCGCTCTCCTGTCATTCTAGCTAATACGAATGTAGCATCGTCCACTACGGGCAGCCTTACGGACAATGCTCTTCAGACGGTTATCATGGCTGGTAATACTATGGGGCCGAATAGCTCTCTTCGAATCACTACGCTGTGGAGCTATTCGAATAACGCTAATACGAAGACGGTTAGAATTAAGGTGGGTACTGCTCTCATCGTTCAATCGTCATTCACTACGACTGGCGTATTCATGGCAGAGGTTTGGTTCCGTAATCGTGGAAGCCAAGCAAGTCAGGTATGGGTAGGTGGAGGTAATTCAGGATTGGGTACTGGAGGGGGTCCGCTCGGAACGTCTACCATTGATACTTCGGTAGATCAGTCGATCGTATTTAGTGGACAGAATGGTGTAGGTACTGACACCATCGTTCTTGAAAGTTTCTTGATTGAATTGATTAATTGAAAGAAGGGAGCCCCTAAGAAAGGCTCCCTTTTCTCGTTTAGAACGTTTCACTCTTACCAATATCTACAGTGCCATGAGGCCATGTATCACTGTTCTTACGCTTCGCTTGGAAGCCCGGATCGTTATTGATAATAGGAGCCGTGTTAGGAACAAGCGTTCCTGACGTAGTGTCAATCTTATCCCCAAGCTTAGGGGTCTGTGTAGCTGAGAAGAAGTAATGATGTACACCAGCCGAATCAGCTACGATATATTCATACATTCCGTTAGACAGCTTAGTGCATCCACCGTCAATCCTAATAACCGCCATTGTATTCTCCAATCATGCTGTTCTTGCTGTAATTAGTTGTATTGGTTTCGAAGAAGTTCTCGATACCGGAAGAAGAGGTAATCCATTCAAGCCAGTCAAACGGATTCTCTACATTGTATTCTGCTTTGAATCCGATTTGTTGCATTCGGTAATCGGCAACACTCCGGATATATTGCTTGGTGTCGCTTGCTGTAATTCCATCAACTCCGCCAAACTGAAAGGTAAGGTCAATGAATCCATCTTCGAGTCGTACGCACTGTCGTGCAGTGTCATAGATGTTGCGTTTGAACTGATCGGTGACCACTCCCGGATGCTCTTCAATGAGGATTCGAAACAGTTTACTAAGACCTTGTACATGGATTGACTCATCTTTAATACTCCACGAATTAACATCCCCCATCCCCATAAGCTTCCCAGTACGAGGGAAGTTCAGCAACATGGCAAAGCTTGCGAACAAGCAGACGCCCTCCACCAACACCTGCTTAGCCAAACTCTCAGCGAGATCGGCTACTGTAGCGTTCTTCATATCCATCATGAATTCCAACTTCTCTTTCATTTCCCCATATTCAAGGAACTCAGAATAAAATCCTTCTCCGAATCCGAGAGTGTCGTTGAGGAGAGCGTAAGCCCTCTGATGGACTCCTTCTCGTCCTGCGAAAGAGCCGAGCATATTTCTTGCCTCGTTATTTCGGATCGCCGGGATAAGATTGTCATAATAATCACTTCCGACTGCAACGTCCGACTGCGTGAAGAGTCGTAGGATCGAATTAACAAAGTATTTCTCCTTATCGGTGATTACACCGTTCTTCCATTGCTCTACGTCTTGCTGTAGCTTAGCTTCCCATTCACCCCAGTGTGCTTGCTCGTGGACCACCGTAATGGCCACAAGCTCGGGATAGATAGGTACGTATGTCTTACTGGTTTCTAGAAGGCTCAAGCTCGCCATTCCTCCGCATCTTCAATACTGTCCGTAATATAGAGAATGTCTCCCCAAGCGTTCACCACTTGGAAGACCAACTCCCCTTCGTCGTAAGCAATTTCAATATGTGTATTAGCAATCGGAATCATTTCACCCCTCGCAGGCCAAACACGCAGTTGCACTCTCTTGATTGAGAACAACACGCTCAATTGTTTTAACCGTATCAACCTTTGTAGCTGCTCCGGTACGGAAGTAATACAAACTCTTAACTTTCTTTTCTCGCATAGCCTTCAAGTGTACCGAATTAATGACACGCCGATCAGTTCCCGGTAGGAAGAACAGATTGAGAGACTGTGCTTGACAGATGTATTGTTGCCGATTACCTGCATGTTCAACCAGCCAATGTTGATCGATTTCCCAAGCAGTTTTGAATACGGCCTTCTCCTCTGGTTCCAGAAAATCGAGATGCTGTACTGAGCCGTTATTCTTAACGATAGAATTCCATACTGAATCCGTATTCTGTCCATGCTTTTCCAATACCGGCACTAGCCATTTGTTTTTGACGAGGAAAATACCTGCACGACTTTTCTGCGTATAGGCATTACTAGCGATCGGTTCGATTGATGGACTAGTATCGCAAAGAACTGAACTGTTTGAATTAGGAGCAATAGCAAAGACGTGAGAATTCCTTCGGCCAGTTCCTTCCATGTCAGGTGCTTCGCCTCTTTCCATTCCAAGCTCAACACTTGCAGTAATTCCTTTAGCATGAATGTCCTTAAAGATTTTGTGGTTTACTTGGGCTGCACTTCCAAAACCACCGGATTCAAATGGGATGGAATTTCGCATGAGATAGTTGTGGAACCCCATAGCTCCAATTCCAAGAGCGCGTTCTCGAATCGCTGCATAGCGAGCCTTGCCCAAGCCGTCTGGGCTGTAGTCAATGAACCATTGGAGGACATTATCAAGGAAGCGTGTAAGATCGCTAACGAGGGTTGTATCTTTCCATTCGTCATAAAGTTCTAGATTAAGAGAAGACAAACAGCACACGAAAGTGCGATCAGGTCCAGTAGGAAGGCTAATCTCACTACACAGGTTACTGCCACGATTTTGTAGCCCCAATGCAATCTGACTAGCAGGCAAGCTACGATTAGCAACATCAATAAACCAAAAGTAAGGCTCACCAGTTAGCTCCCTAATTTCGAGCAAATCTTCCCAGAGACTTCGTGCTCGGATTGTTTGTTTAACTTCTTTTGTGTGAGGACAAACCAGTTCCCACATGGCGTCGTTATCAACTGCATCACAGAAGGCATCGGTGAGGTTGACTGCGTTATGGACCCCTGCACGATTGTTGATTTTACGGGCTGGGTCACCACCGGAGGGGAGACGCATTCGAATAAACTCAACGATGTCAGGATGGCTAATGTCCAAATAAATAGCAGTGGAACCCCGGCGAGTGCGACCCTGCCGGTAATACCCCATAATCCCGTCAATGGTTTTGAAATAAGGAATCGGTCCCGGAGCTTTTTCAGAGACAGCACGAATACCGCTGTGTAGAGCAGTGCCCCCACCCATAACACTAAGCAAGCTAAGCTCAGAAGAAATATCAATTTGTCCCTCAATGGTGTCAGGAATGTAGCCTGCAAAACAGGCAATGGGCATGGCTTTGGGAACCTCTCCTACCCAACGTTCTATTCGGTGACTGTGTCCTTCCGGACTGTTTGCCCAGTTGCGGACAGGCGACGACCAATGTCCCGATACAGCATTACTAAGCACTGGACTGCTAGGAAAGAACCAACCGAGAGAGGCGTAGTCGTAGATACGCTGAGCAAGGGCTTCATCGCCATAACTGAAGTTTTCAGCGACCCGAGCGAGGGCTCTTTGAGGGCCTTCTTCTCCTTGCGTATAATACTTTTGAAGTAGCGCAGTTGCTTGTTCGTTAAACCGTGAATTCCTTTCGACATTAATAATTACTCCCATTAGCGTGCGTCCCCACTTCCTGTAAGGGTTCCACGGATTGTTCGGCTTTCCAATTTATCCAAATTCTTCTGTGCAATATCCGACAGGTTGGTATTGTGATCGTCAGCAATAGCCGAGAGACACCACAAGATGTCTCCCATTTCCTTCTCGAAATTCACAAGGTAGTCGGCTTTGTATCCGTCACGGATGCCTTTTGCCACGAGAGAGTGGAGTTCACCCACTTCACCAGCAAGGTTGAGAAGTGCGTACCAGTGATCGGCGGAGGCCATGCGATAGGTTGCTGCTTTTTCTTGGTATTCATCAAAGTTCAAACGTATTTCTCCAAAAGGTATTTAGTAGAAACTGGCATCAAATCGAATTCACCATCATGTACGTCATTCAGCATAAGCACACCCCGCCAATGTCGATTACCTTGAGGGCCAAGATAATCCTCTTCGTGGGTGTAGCAGGAGCCAGCTATCACGGATGTAATCATTCGTCCATCGGCCTTGAATGCCGTAGCAATCTGAAGGCCCTGCTGGTGTCCAGCGATACAAGACATATGCTTCTTATTCAACTGGGCGGAAGCCGTAGATGCTGGTCGTCCCGCTTGTCCGGTAATGAAGTAGTGAGCAAATGCAATGTCATCGATAATAAGGGGCTTTAGGAAGTCGTGAACGGTCCACATACCCAAGTTGAGGTCATCATAGCCAAGCAAGCCTTCGAGCTTCGCATCGCCGTTTACAGCCCGTGCAATCCGCTGTTCGTGATTACCAAGGAGGAAATGAAGCTCAGGGTTCCATGCTTTCTTCTTGTTAATCCGGATACGATCACGTTCGTAATAGATGGGGAACAACAGCTTATCCATAGCCTCATTCCCTGCTGCTACATCATTAATATAGCGTCGTCCCTCAAAACTCTTCTTGCCAATATCCCAGCTACTGAGGCTAGGCATGTCCCACCAATCGCCAATATTAACAATAACATCAGGCTTCTTAGCTACAGCGTAATTCGCAATTGCTTCAATATACTTTGTATCAACGCCCGGCTTTACTTGGGCATCGGTGATGACCAGAATACGTTTGCTCAATGTAGTTCCTCAGAGATAATGTGGTATTGATATTCTTCGCTCTCAACTTCTTCTAGCTCCTCAACAACATCCTGAGCTTCTTCCAAATCCGTAGTGGAGAATACTTCCCCTTGATAAGTGAGAGTGCCTACGTAGTTCCACTCTTCGTCACATACAGCAATCTTATAGATCAAGGCGAGCCTCCGTAGAAATTGGGAAAAGCTTCTTAACTTCCAGTGCGATATAAGAAGCAACTACACGAGTCTCACCCTGTGTATCAGGTTTAAGACGAAGCTTAAGCATATCCAACCAAGCTCCCAATGTTCCAGACCAAACCCATTCAGTCATTGTGTTAAGAGGCAGCACCATACGAGCCTCTTCAGGAGCAAACCCTGAATCAATCAGATATTGATATTCTTCTAGACAAGCCTTAGCAATCACGAAAGGGGCAGCAGTGTACTCCTCAACATCACTGCTACCTTGCTTAACATTATCTGCTCGTGCTCGAAGCTTGGGAGGGCAATAGAATTCAGGCTCATCATCTACATATCGCCTACTCACTTCATTCCACGGGAGAAACTTATGTTTAACAAGTTGACGAGCGACGAAGATTGGGGCTTTAACTCGGAAGGAGAGAAAGGCGTGATTGAATGGAGAATAGTGCCCATGTTTAGCGAGATACTTAATCAGTTTCTCATTATCCGCTCGGCAATACTCATCAGCATTCTTATGGAAACTGACACGGGCTGCATTACATACGTCCCAATCGCTTCCGTAATGTCCAATAAGTTCTACACTAATTTCAGAAGTCTTCAAAGTTGGCCTCTTGGTGAAGTTCAATAAGCTTTTCCAGATAATGCTGGGCCTTCTTCAGGTCTTCCAATCCGTTTTTATCCTTCCATCGGGATACGTATTTGATGACATTGCCCTCAAAGTAGCCAATCTGATTAGCCGCAATATAGTCCCAACATTGAATAGGCGCCTTATAATGCGCGCCTCCGATTTGCTTTTCATTAGCTGGCATTGATTACAAACCCTTCTTTCTTCATCGATACGAGAAATTCAGCTTGAGCCATAGCACGCTCAGTACTAGGAATCTTAGAGAAATAACCAAGAATCAAAGCTGCTCCCTTAGCATTAGTCTTACCGTCTTGTTGATTATCTACGAAGATATTACACAACACTCGGCCACGATTGAAAGCCTTCAGTGCCTCATCTTCTACGTCCGAGAAGAGTGCGAATCCGTTATATTCATTTGCCAGCATTTTTATTCCTTTTAATTGTACGTTCCTCAGCCGTCTTTGCCTTGTGGCATTCGGTACAGAGGATTTGTAGGTTTTCTTTCTCACAGAACATGGCGTTAACTACTTCATCCCATGTAGTGAAGCCCTTCATAGGGTCAATGATTGGGCTGATGTGATCTACTTGAACATCTTTCGCTGGAAACGATCCAGAGCAACATGCACATTTGTAATGCTTTGCAAGTCGGCCCGACTTACTATTGACCTGTTGTCCCACATATGCTGAAGCAAGCGACTCGTACTTTGGAGGCCATCGTCTAGAAGCTGCTCTAAGAGCGCTCTTGACGAATGAGTTGAATCGGGCTTCCGTCCAGTTTCCTCCATTCCTTTTTATATCTCCCATAAGATTGGTTCTCCATTCTCAGTAAGCTCCCTAGTCATATGCAGGAGCCTGCCTTGCTCAAGGAGATATTCGTCACCACCAAAGGGCTTGTAAGCCTCTCTAACGGCCTCCAACCCCTCGGCATATGTGTTGGTATGTCCAAGCACTTTCAAAGCCGCTACAGGCCCTTTCTTAGGGAGGCCGGGGATGGAGTCAACACGGTCACCAGTGATGCACTGAGCTAGGAAGAACTTGTCTCCCCAGCCTTTCAGCTTCCCTTTACTGTCTACCTCAATGTGTCCATACCCCTCTACGAAGTAAGGGCCAAACTGAGGCTGCATTCCCAGCTCCCATCCGAAGTGCCAACCTCCCACTTGCCGAAGGTCTTTATCACGGCTACAGATAATCGTCTTATCCGTCTGGAACATAGCCAATAGGTCGTCTGCTTCCAATCCTTCCATCTCTCGGAAAGGATACAACCCCTTCAGGAATGCTTTGATATTCTTGTAGTGGTAAGGCTTATCACCACCACGCTCTTTATACTTCTGAGTTGTAGCTACTTCGTTACGGAAGTTTGTAGCTCCGGTAAAGAAGAATAGAGAAGGCTCTGTTGCCTCACATACATCTTCGATATGAGCAATCTTCGCTAGAAGCTGGCTCTCTGCAATATCAAAGGGTGGAGGATTATCAATCAGCCATTCCAAGCTTTCTTCTGGATGGAGATGCTTCCATACCGCTTCGGAAGCAAATCCAATCTCGTAGGCTAGAATGTCTGCGTCAATGTGGCATTTCACCACGGGTTATCGTCTTCTCCGAGGAAGTCTGCTTGAGCATCATCTTCAATCGCTTCGTCCTCTTGAACCGGCACAGCCTTTTGTTGAGGCTGAACCTCACCTTCAAGAAGCTTCTGCAATTTGCTCCCTTCATATTTCAGATTCCCCTTAATCTTTTCACAAATCCATTCCGGAAGAGAGTTGAACACTTCCTCATCCGGGTTTTCCAAGTCAAACACCTTGCCCGGATTCTTAAGCTCTTCAAGCTTGGCAATGTCCTTATCTCGCATCGGAGTGAGACCACGAATATTCACATACGTCTTATCACCCTTCTTTGCTACCGTGATGGTTGCAAGAGCCGGAGCACCCACCAGAGCGGCAAGGTCACCGTTATGTACGTCCTTCGGGTCAAGGGCTTTGATACGCTTCGTGCTTGTAGCAAGGTCAGCTTTGAAAGAACGAAGATTAATCGTCTCACTAACCCAGCGCGGCTTATCTTCAATGTCCTTTCCCTGTTCATCCACCATGAATACATCCACAAACTCATACGTCAACATAACATCTTGTGCAGGAGGCTTATCCTCTCCCTTGAATGCACGTTGAGGTTGAAGGCCCATATCAATCACCTGCACCAGACGGACGGGATACGTACCCGGTTCCATATCCGGTTGGGGAGCAAACTTCTTTTCACCGCCATTACCTTTAATTTTAGCTGCGTTCAATGCCATTATTCGAATTCCTTTTTGAGTTGTTCATATTGTTGACGACGATATACTTGATACTGTAGCTGTTGAGTTAGACGAACGTTGTATTCTAGATCAGTCTCGGGGCGCATCTTGGAGAATTCAATTTGAACGCTGCTACTTCCGTACTCCTCATACACATCGCAATCGATATCCAAATCCCCTTCGTCTCGTAAGATAGTTTGGAGTCGCTCAATCAACTTAGATAGACTCCCATCTACATTATACTGATTCCAAATAAACTTCGTCTCACGTACTTCAATACGTTCCATCAATGCACCTCGAACCAGTTTTGTCCAATCTTGCCTTGTCCAACATGGGGGCAAGCAATCTTATAGAAGCGTCCTGCCCAAGCAATTGCTTCCTCTGAAATCTTCCTTACTTCCTCTGCAATATCTTCGTCACATTCGAATGTGAATTCATCGTGGTAGAAGCAAACAGCACATACTTGTACGCCGTATTTAAAGCGTTTCTTAAGATGGGCGATTGCCCTGTTGTATGCTGCGCTCATTTGGATGGCTTCATCCGATTGGAGAAGATAAACTAGGATTTGATGCTCTGAAGCAATTTTAATAGGCCGTCCGTCCAACCCTTCAATAACACCATCGAAGTATTCCCAATCGTTGTATCTCGGATTGTATTTACGCCTTGCTGTTTCTCTCCATTGTTTGATTAGGGAGTCCAAGAGAGCTTTAATTGCGGGCAGGTTTTTGAAGAACGTTTCCTTAAGCTGTTTACCTCTAGCAGCCGATCCGCCAACAATCTTTCCAGTTTTTCCATCTCCTGCTCCGAACAACACCCCATACTGAAAAGTTTTAGCTTGGTCTCTAGTATCGAGTTCAGCCATTCGTTGTGCAAGGGAGTGAACATCTGTCCCATCTTCTTTACGTCCATCACATAGAGCCTTAATGTATGCAGGGTCACCCATACGGGCACCAAGCTGTCTTAGTTGGTTTTGATCAGAGTCTGTTGATACAAGAACTCTTCCAGTGGGAGCACTAAACATCCGTCGCAGCTCCGCACCGAAGAAGCTTTTGGCTCCGGGGATGTTGACGATTCCTCTATGCTGCATACGCCCAGTAACTGCCACGCCTGCAATAGACGAAGCAATTCTTCCGTCTTCTCGCAGTAGTTTGAAAAGTCCTTCAACGAGAGATTTGCGATGTCTACATTGAACACGCTTTGCGACAAGCTTTCCAACTTCTCCTTCAACACCTTCGAATGGGTCGTCTTTGCTAAGCTTCGGACTCGTTCGATTACCGTCGTCTCCATAGTTCCACTCCAATGGCTCCCAGCCTACGCTGAGAAGAAAGTCTAC